AAACACTACAAGACATGAGACAAAAAGCTGTGTCAGTAAACAAAGAGTGGTCAGAGAAGCTAGGTATACCACAATCAACAGCTATTACTTGTGTTAAACCTTCAGGTACAGTTAGTCAGTTGGTAGATAGTGCTAGTGGTATTCATGCTAGACATAACCCTTACTATATTAGAACAGTAAGAGGAGATAAGAAAGACCCTCTAACAGAGTTTATGAAAGACCAGGGTATACCTTGTGAAGATGATGTTATGAATCCACATAATGCTGTGTTTTCTTTTCCTATGAAAGCAGATTCTAATGCTGTATTCAGAGATGATATGACAGCTATAGAACAGCTAGAGATATGGAAGTGTTATGCAGAACATTGGTGTGAACATAAACCATCAGTAACTATATCAGTTAAAGAACATGAATGGATTAACGTAGGTAACTGGTGTTGGGATAACTTTGATGCCTTATCTGGTATATCATTCTTACCTTTCTCTGACCATACATATCAACAAGCACCTTATCAAGATATAGATAAAACTAAATATGAAGAGCTTGCTTCTAAGATGCCTAAGAATATTAATTGGTCTGAGCTTAGTAAATTTGAAAAAGAAGATACAACAAAAGGTTCACAAGAGTTAGCTTGTACAGCAGGTTCTTGTGAATTAGTAGATATTTAATATAAATAGTTCTTGACTTTTATATTTAGGTAGTGTATAATTACACCATGAGTGCCAGAAATGGACTCGTTTTTAACTTGCTTAACAAGGAGATAAATATGGTTAATTTTGAAGTAGATACATTTGCACGACAAGCTATTGGCTTTGATAGATTGTTTGATGTAATGAATAATATAAGAGGGTCAGATGTAAACTATCCACCTTATGATATTATTAAAGAAAATGAAGAAACTTTCTTGATTGAGTTTGCTCTATCAGGATTTAGTAAGAATGATTTAAATATTGTGGTAAAAGAAAATCATTTAACTATAGAAGGTACTTATGGTAAAGATACTAAGGAAGAGGTTCCAGAATATTTACATAAGGGTATAGCAAAGAGGTCTTTTACTAGGGATTTTGTTTTAGCAGATACGTTACACGTTGAAGACGTTACATTCAGCGAAGGTATATTAAGATTAACTCTTAAACAAATTATACCTGAAGAACAAAAACCTAAGAAGATAAAGATTAATTAAGTTGTTATATAAACAGGGGGTTGAAATATACCCCCATTTTTTTTGAGGAATATAAGTTTTAAGGATAGTGAATGAGACATAAAAAAGAAATAGTAAATACAGTTTATATAGGTTATGATGAAAAAGAAGATACTGCCTATGAAGTATTAAAATTTTCATTAGAACGTATTGCTACTAAGCCTATACGTGTTGTACCTATTAAGAAAAATTTAATAGAACGTATGGGTATCTATACTAGAAAATCTAATATGATACATGGTCAACAATATGACGAGATAGATGGTAAACCTTTCTCTACTGAGTTTAGTTTTAGTAGGTTCTTAGTGCCTGCTTTAAACATGTATCAAGGATATGCTTTATATATGGATTGTGATATGTATATACGAGCAGATGTTAATGAGTTATTTGAATTATGTGAAAATTCTTACTATCCTTTATGGTGTGTTAAACATAAGTATGCACCAGAAAAAGGAATTAAAATGGATGGTAAAGAACAACAACCATACCCTAGAAAGAATTGGTCTAGTCTTATGATGTTTAATTGTGGTCACGAAGTAAATGAAAAGCTTACACCTGAAGCAGTTAATACTAAATCAGGTAGATGGTTACATACATTTCAATGGTTACCAGATAAAGAAGCAGACATTGGTACTATACCTGAAGAATGGAATTGGTTAGACAATCACTCTAATGAAGATATAGAAGCAAAGAATGTACACTTTACTACAGGTGGTCCTTGGTTTAATAAGTGGGGTTCTTCTAGAGAAAAAGATACTAAGTATGCTGTTGAATGGTCTAATGATGCTGACTGGTTACAGATTAGAGGATTAATTGATAATAAGGATTACATGATATGAACATAAACTTCGTAACTTCTTTTAATGAAAACTTATATAATAGATTTGGTAATGTATTTTTTAAATCTATACAAGAAAATTGGGAACCTAGTTTAAAAGTAAAAGCTTATTACCATGACTTTCCTATTTCTAAATACTCATTAGATAAAACAATAGAGTATTCTAATCTTAAAGATAATAGAAAATATATAAAGTTTTTAAAAGATAATGCTAAACATAATGGTACTGAAGATGGACAGATACCTTATAATGTAAAGCTTGATGCTATTAAATGGTGTCACAAAATGTTTGCTTTAACAGATTATGCATTTACATTAGCTGAAAATAATAAAGATGCAGGTTGGTTAGTATGGATTGATGTTGATTCTTATGCAAATAAAAGATTAACACAAAAAGATTTATTAAATATGTTACCTGATAATGCTGATGTTGTTCATGGTAATGGTATATCTTTTATGGCTTTTAATCTAAGTAAAAAACCACCATTAGATTTGTTGTGGGATTTACGTAGAATATATATGAATGATGAAGTAACTACATATAGAGAATGGCATGATGGTTTTATTATGCAAAGACTATTAAAGTTATATAAGTCTCATGGTTTAAAGATACATAATATTGAAGAACAAATTTCTAATTATATTATACATATGAATAGTGTTTCTAGTTCTAGTATTATACCTCTTAGAGATACTAAAGGTAATCGTGTATTTGAATTATCAAAAGATACTGTATCACAAGATATATTACCATCAAGGTATCAAAAAAATGCTGAGTTAATTAGACATTTTAAACCTAGTACTATTTTAGAAACAGGTACTTGGAATGGTGGTCGTGCTATTGAAATGGCATTAGCTGCTTTTGAAAATACTAACCTAGTAAATTATTATGGTTTTGATTTATTTGAAGATGCTACTATAGAAACAGACAAAGAAGAATTTAATGTTAAGTCTCATAATACTTTAGAAGCTGTTGAAAAAAGATTAGAAGAATTTAAAGTTAAGATGAAAGAAAAAAATAAAACATTTAATTATGTCTTAACAAAAGGTAATACAAGAGAAGAATTAAAAGTTGATAACTTGTTTGATTATTTACCTTATATAGACTATGCTTTTATAGGTGGTGGTGATAGTGTACAAACAAAACAAAGTGATTATGATTGTTTAAAACATGTACCTGTAGTTGTTATGGATAATTATTTTTCTAAAGATACAGATGGCAATGAAGTAGAAGATAAATATAAAGGTACAAATAAAGTAAAAGAAATGTTAGGTAAAAAAGTAAAGAATAATATATTACCTAGTGAAGATAAAGTAAGAGAGGGTGGACATACTCATTTATTATTTATATTACATGATGATAAATTACCTGCTCCTCCTAAACATTTATTTAGTGTACCTATTAAAGTTAATCCTAGAGATTGTGTACCTAAAGATTATATTAGAGGTAACATAAGAACTAATTTTAAAAAGATTGATAAGTGGTTAGGTAAGTTTCCTTTACATGATTATAAATGTATATTAGTATCAGGTGGACCTTATATTAATTTTGATAAATTAAAAAAATTAATTAAAGATAATCCTAATAGTAAAGTTGTTACTGTTAAACATTCTTATCCTAGATTATTAAAGCATGGTATTAAACCTTGGGCATGTGTTGTATTAGACCCTAGACCTATTACAGGTACAAGTACTCATGGTGTAGTAAGAAAAGATTTATTTAAAACAATAGACCCTAGCACAAAGTTCTTTGTTGCTTCTATGACAGACCCTTCTGTTACTGATTATCTAATAGAAAAGAAAGCAAACATATGGGGATGGCATGCATTTACAGAATCATTACGTGACCCTGATGAACAAAAGAAAGGTATACAAAACAATGTAGTTACTCTTAATAAAGACTTAGGATTACCAGAAGGTACTACATTAATAACAGGTGGTACGTGTGCAGCTATGAGAGCTATAGGTATCTTACATACTATGGGTTTTCGTTTCTTTGATTTATTTGGTTTTGATTCTAACATGGAAGAACCTACTGATGAACAAAAGAAAGAAACAACAGGTGCTGAAGATGAGCAACCAAGACCTAAATATTTTAAAGTCTCTGTTAATAAACAAGAGTTCTGGACAACAGGTGAGCTACTTGCATTAGCACAAGATTGTGAAAAGTATTTTAACGAATCACCTATGGAAATGGATATTAATTTTCATGGAGAAAATACATTAGTATCTGCATTGTGGAAACTATCTGCTAGATATACACAAAAGCAACAAGCTTTTAAAGGAGATTTAGTATGATGTTAAAACCATCAGAAGATTATTATGAACTATTAGATTCTTATAAAAAATTACATAAAGAAGAAGGTAAGTTTAGAGGTATAAGTTTAGTACCTCTTGTGCCTACTTTATTTAATATTACAAAAGAAAATAATTGTAAAACATTACTTGATTATGGGTGTGGTAAAGCAATACCTTATTCAAAAAAAGAATGTAAAAGTATAGGATTAAAAAAACCTGTGCAAGAATTGTGTAATTTAGATTCATTTGATTTATATGACCCTGCATATCCTAAGTATAATAAACTATATAAAAAGAAATATGATATTGTAGTATGCACAGATGTTATGGAGCATATAGCAGAGCAGGATATAGACTATGTATTAAAAGATATATTATCTCATAGTAAAAAAACAGTATTCTTAAACATATCTTGTCAACCTGCACTTAAACATTTTAAAGAAGGTAAATTTAAAGGACAGAATGTACATATATCTGTATTTGATGGTGTGTGGTGGTCAGATAAAGTAAAAAATATTTGGAATAAATTTAAACATTTAAAAATATATATGGTATGTGTGGGTAAAGATTATACTCATGTTGATTGTATAAAAAAGGAGAAAGTATAATGGCTTTAACAGCTTTAATAGGTCCTGCTACTAAACTTTTAGGTAAGTTTATAGAGGACAAAGATAAGAAGAATGAGTTAGCACATTCTATTGCTACTATGGCAGAGAAACATGCACAGGAATTATCTAAAGGACAGATAGATGTTAATAAAGAACAAGCTAAACACCCTAGTTTATTTGTATCAGGAGCACGTCCTGCAATAATGTGGGTCTGTTGCCTAGGACTGCTATGGCAGTTCTTCGTAGGACCTATTTTAACTTGGGCTACAGGTATATGGTTTCCTGAGATGGTACCACCACAGCTAGAAGTAGAAGGATTAATTACATTAGTAATGTCACTTCTAGGACTTGGAGCTATGAGGTCTTTTGAGAAGTCAAAGAATGTAGCAAGGGATAATCTTAAATAATGACTACTGTATTTCTATTAGTAATTTATTTAGGTGATGCTGTTCAACAAAGTGATATGCATTTTCGTGACATTAATAGATGTAGATACTTTGCTAATAGAATAAGTAAGCAACCTGCAGTTCCAGGTATTAAGAAAAGATATACTGGTATATGTAAACCAGTAAATGTAGATTTATCTAACCCTAACGTAAGGTTATATCAATGATTATATTAGAATATATATACTATAAATTAAAGAATATAGATGCTATGTATTATGAAACTTTAGCTTATGCTATCTTAACAGGATTGGTATGTGGTGGATTTCATTATATAATAGGATTATTTTAATGCCAGAACTAGATAATAAAAGACGTGAATTATTTGCACAAGCTTATACACAAACACATAAGGGTGCTTTCTCTGCTAGAAAAGCAGGTTATAAATCTAAAAATTCTCACATAGTAGCTAGTCAATTATTAAAAGTACCAGAAGTACAAGAAAGAATAAAAGAACTAGAAGAAAATACTGAGTTTACTTTTAATGTAGATGTAATAGAAGAGATGGAAAAACAATATGATGTAGCTACTAAGAGTGGTCAAACAAGTAGTGCTTTAAAAGCTTTAGAATTACTATCAAAAATTAGAGGTAATAAAAGTAATGAAGAGATAGAAATGTCTCTAGAATCTTTAGAATACAATATAATAGAATGTTTAAATAAATTAAGTACAGATAAAGTAAAACTGTTAATAGAAAAATCTAATCATAAAAAAATTATTTTGCCATTAAAACTAGATAAAGAACAGCACCAACAGCACCAAGAAAAAACAAAACCAGAACACCAAGAATAATATTTTCTATTCTTTTTGCTCGTAGTTTTTTAGCTTCTGCTATAGCTTCTTTTTTCTTTAATCTTATATCTGCTTGTATACGTATTACTTCATTCCAAGCACTAGGA